AACCTTATTCCTGAGCATATCACGGTGGGTAAGCTGAGGAAAGCACTAAAATACAAACCACGAAATATAGCCGTAATCCTACTAAATTAAGTAGGATTAATTATGTTATACATAATATATGTATTCCATCATAACCCGAAGGTCGTTGGTTCAAATCCAGCCGCCGCAACCATATTAGCACCCCAATTTTGATACAATCGAAGTTGGGGTGCATTATTCTGTCTAAATGTAGATAATACGCAGTTTTAGAGGGCAATCGGAAACGGTAGGAAATGAAACAGTGGCTTATATGAGGCTCAAAGTAGTCAAAATAGGTCAAAAATGAGTAGACTGACCTCAAAAGTCAACGATTTCCCAAGCTATCGTTGATTTTTGCGAAAAATCGAAAATCATTTAGGGTGCATTTTGAGCTGTTTTTGGGGTTATCGTTGACTTTTGTAACGAAACTCGGAAATGGCTGTAAATAGGCACTTTAAGACGCATGAATCCTGTGGAGTACTATCAGATAGTATGTATCTCCATAGGCTTTTATGCCAGACATAAAAAAATAGGGGCTGCAAAGCTGTGTGATTACCGTTACCACACAAGCCTTGCAGCCCCTTAAAATCTTATTTTACACTTCGATTTCCATACCGTTCCTGAGTGTGAACGTCAGCTTACCGTCAACTCTCACAACTACCTTCTCTACCATCAGCCGCCAGAGCTTTTCATCGAACTCGTGAATCATCATGTCAGTTTTTTCAAGTTCTGAAATCATACCAAGCAGTAGTTCCTTCCGTGAGAGCCGTTCAGCTTTTTTATGCTGCAAGCTCTGAAGATTACTCTCGACCTCGTTCATCTGCTTCTCATATTCAGCAAATCTCTGTCTGTAGAGTTTCTGATCCTGTGCGTTTTCTGCGTTATCCTTAATGAATGCCTGCATGACCGCTGTCAGTTCATCTGCCCTGATTTGCAGAGTGTTGATTTGTTTGTCATATGTTGAACAATCAGAAAGCATATCCACGATCTGTCGGCAGGAAAGGAGAAAGTCTTCTTTGTACTCACCTACCATACCGCAGACCTGGACGAACTTCTCTTTAATTACATCTTCATACAAATGTGGCGTTGTGCATTTCTCTCCGTTTTTGAACTTGTGATTGCACTGCCAGATCACACGGCGGTATTTGGAAGTAGAATGCCAGACCTTTGAGCCGAAGAACCCACCACAGCAGGAGCAGATGATTTTCGCAGAAAAGATGCTGCCACCACTATAGGCTTTTCCCAGTTCCTTCCGCCGTTCGATTTCAGCCTGCACAAGCTCGAATTCTTCCGGTTCTATAATCGCTTCATGGCTATCTTCCACATAATACTGCGGAACTTCGCCCTCATTGACTTTCTGCTTCTTTGTCAGAAAGTCCACAGTGAACTTCTTTTGAAGCAATGCCGCACCCTTGTATTTTTCGTTCGTCAGAATACTTTTAATAGTATGTGTATACCATTTATCTCCGCCGCCGGGTGCAGGGACACCTTGCTCCATCAGCATTTTTACGATCATGCCCGGTGTCATCCCCTCCATGAAGGACTTGTAGATGAGCCTGACTGTTTCGGCTTCCTCCGGAATGATCTCAGGCAGTCCGTTTTCACCTTTGCGGTATCCAAGGAATCTTGCATAGGGAATTGTGACCTTGCCGTCTGCCATGCGCTTCCGCTGTCCCCATGTTACGTTTTCAGAGATGGAACGTGATTCTTCCTGTGCTAATGAACTCATGATTGTTATCAGAAGTTCGCCTTTCGCATCAAGGGTGTAGATATTCTCTTTCTCGAAATATACCTCTATGCCTTTCTCTTTCAGCTTTCTGACGGTTGTCAGGCTGTCCACGGTATTGCGGGCAAAACGGGATACTGATTTTGTTACGATCAGGTCGATTTTTCCTGCCAGAGCATCATCAATCATGGTATTGAAGCCGTCACGGTGTCTTGTATTGGTCGCTGAGATTCCCTCATCCGTATACACATTAACGAACTCCCAGTCTGACCGGCTTTTGATGTAATTCGTGTAGTATTCTACCTGTGCGGTGTATGATGTCCGCTGTTCCTCAGAGTCGGTTGACACACGGGCGTATCCTGCCACTCTCCGCTTTACAGACTGATTTAGCGGCATGAAAGTTGCCTTATTCAGTTTCTGCGGGATAATCGTTATTTTCGGCATTTCTTGCTCCTTTCTCTTGTCTGCTGACCTGTTCGCGCTCTCATCTCGGGTGTCCAGCTCTCCGAGCGTGAACGGTCCTGCCATGTGACAGTGCGCTCCAAGCCGTCTGAAAACAGAAAGCGGATGTTATTCGGTTTCGGAATAATGATCTGCTCGACCTTGCTGTGAAATACTTCCTCATCAAACGAGTCAGTGTTCAGCACCTCACAGCAGGCTGCAATCAGCTTTTCCTCCGGTATCTGCTTGGCTGTCGGGCAGAATCGTTTTCCTTTTTTGTTGTAAGTGTTACATATCCATACAATACCCGTCACAGTCGTTTTGCGTCTGTAGGACTTTCCGCAGCATCCGCATTTTATCATACCCGAAAACGGATATATGCTGGTTGTAGGTATTTTTGCAGCAAACCGCTGATGCTCCTGCATAATTTCCTGCACACGAAGAAATGTCTCCTTATCAATGATTGCAGGATGTGCGTCCTCAACCTGAATCATTCGGACAACACCGTTGTTTACCATCTTACGCTTCGTGATGTGGTTTTCGCTGTAAAACTTTTGCAGCATAAGATCACCGCAGTATTTTTCGTTGTTCAGTATCCTGCGAATGGCTTCAGAAGTCCACTGACAGCCGTTTTTCGTCAGGATATTCAGTTCGTTCAGCTTGTTCGCAATCGACTGTCTGCCGATTCCGTTGAGAAAATCTGCAAAAATCATACGAACGGTCTCTGCTTCATCCGGTATGATCTCCAGAATGCCCTCCGGGTTTCTCTTGTAGCCCAGCATGATGACTGTACTCACCTTTCCGAACTCAAAATCCTTGCGGATGCGCCATTTCTGGTTTTCACTTGCCGAGTAGCTTTCTTCCTGTGCGTAAGATGCTAAAATGGTAATCATAAGTTCACCGTCAGGGCTGATCGAGTGGATATTCTGCTCTTCAAAATAGACATCCACACCCAGCTCTTTCAGCTCACGGACAGTTTCCAGCAGCGTGACGGTATTTCGGGCGAACCTTGAAATCGACTTTGTTATGATAAGGTCGATGTTTCCGGCTCGGCATTCCGAGATCAGTTTCTGAAAGTTCTCACGGGTATCCTTGGTACCGGTCAGGGCTTCATCTGCGTACACGCCGCAAAACAGCCATTCGGGATTGCTTTGAATCATATTGTTATAATAGCTGACCTGCGCCGACAGGGAATGCAGCATCGCATCCTTGCCACTGGATACTCTGGCATAAGCCGCTGTTCTCAGCAGCTTTATTTTCGGTGCGTTGGGGAACTGAACCCTCTCTACGATTCTCTCCCTATTCTCCACACAGCACCACCTCCTTCGCTTACCATGTTACCGTCTATTGAGCCATAAGTCAACGATTTTACGCAGTTTTCAGCGATATATGCTGCACGAAGATACGTCGTATTTCTTTGCCATCATTGTATCAATTCTGGTATACTCTTTCTTGCTGATAAGAGACTGTTTCAGCAGAGATTGTACCCACGACATGACCATCTGATAACGGAACATCTTATCGTACAATTCACTTTTTGTCATGATAGACCTCCTTCGATTTGCCGTAGCAGGTACGGGAGCAGTAAATGCGGTGCTTGCTTTTGTACGATAAGAAATGCTCCTTGCAGACAGGACAGATACGCTCAATCTGTGAATCTCTCGGTATCAAGGCCGTATTTTCAGTCCACCACAGTTGGCGGCACTTGTCGGAGCAGAACTTTTTTGCTTTGCGGTGTTCAGCCTGCGGAATCTCTTTGTGGCATTGTAAGCAGAACAGGATGTTTTTGCTGGACTGATTGCCGGAGTGAATTCCGTGTCGTTTGCAGAAGGATTTGATCGTATTTACGGAAAGTCCGAGTTGTTCTGCAATAGAAGGAATTGGTACTCCTGCGTCACGCATAGAAGCGATTGCTTGTTTTTGCTCATTTGTCATCGCATACCTCCTCGCTGATAATAAGGGTCACGGTATATGAAAAAAGTAGGGCAGAGGATAATCCCTGCCCTTCATGCGGATGTGGTTTTTAGCCTATGTGACATTTCTGTCAAAAATTTGAAACCTATGTGAAAATTAGCACTCTCCCCTTGACAGTGCTAATCCAGAGTGCTATAATGTAGTCAGAACAAAGGAACAGAGAAGCACCAAAGGATCCGGGTGCTGAACCCTCCGTCCCCTTGCTCGAAGCAATGGAAACAATGTGACGAGTAAAAAGGAGGACTGACCTATGTTGTATCCTAGCATTTTCGGTGAAAACTTATTCGATGATTTCTTCAGATTCCCTGACTTCGGCAGAGACGTGGAGAAGAAGCTGTACGGCAAGCACGCTGCGCAGGTTATGAAGACGGATGTCCATGAGCATGACGACCACTATGAGATCGTTATCGATTTGCCCGGCTTCAAGAAAGACCAGATCAATCTTGAGCTTCAGAACGGTTATCTGACTGTCAGTGCCGCAAAGGGTCTTGACAAGGACGAAAAGACTGAGAAGGGCAAGCTGATCCGTCAGGAACGTTACGCCGGTGCAATGCAGAGAAGCTTCTATATCGGTGATACTGTTACCGAAGCCGATGTGAAGGCAAAGTTTGAGGACGGTGTTCTGAACATCTGCGTTCCGAAGGCAGAGCCTAAGAAGCTGGAAAATCACAAGTATATTGCAATTGAGGGATAATACCTCGCTAAGATATGATCCCGAAATAATGCTCCTCGGAGCTGTTCGTTTTGAGCAGTTCCGGGGAGTTTTTGTGCCTGATGACTGTGTGGGTATAGCACATTGACTTTTTCCGGGATCGGATGTATAATGAAAACAGACAGGGGCAATCTAATCTCCCCTACAAATCGGAAATAATCGGAGGACTACTATGACAAATGAACAACGTGCCGAAAAACTGATTAAAGAATTAGGATTTGACTTGAATGTCATTTCTAAATCTTATATAGTGGAATTATTGGAAAAAGAGATTGATAATTTTCAAAATGGCAGTTCGGAATACATCAGATTATTATGTGGATATTTGTTTTGTTTAGGGGATGTATCCGATGTTCCTCTTATCAAAAAAGCAAAGTACAATATTAATATGGATGTTGGTTGTATGATAGATTGGGAATGGATATCAAGCCTTGAGAACGGCGGAATAGAAGATGAATATACTCGTCCGAGAAATGAATTAATAGAAGATTTTATTAGCTACTATAATGGGTTTAGAGCTTAAATTATGATTTAGCGTACTATGTACCGGGCAGAGAAATTCCTCTGCCCGATTGTTTTACTCCTTCATAAGCGTGCCCTTGTAAGTGTCATTGCCGATCTTGATGGTAGCCGTCACGGTGATATCGGGCTTATCGGGTGCAGGCGTGGAAGTTGGCTCTGCCTTGTCCCAGCCATTCAGCCCTTTGCCCTTGATAATTGTCGGGAAATCCTTGTAGCAGATATCCAGATCCACATTGCCGTTGATGCCTGCGACCTTGCCTTTCTCGCTGTACTGCCAGATACCGTAAGCTCCGCTGTAATTGGTCTGATCGACCCAGTGAGCCAGCCAGATCGTATACCAGGACTTGATATCATCGGCAGTATGTGTAGTAAGAGAGGAAGCGGAGCCGTACAGACCGACAAAGTAACCGGCGGACTCCACACGCTTCAGAAACGCACGCATGATCGCGGAGACCTGTTCCTTTCCGAGGTCAAACTGCTTCTTTTCTTCAAGGTCAAAGTACACAGGCATCTCGAACTGTTTTCCCTTGATGACCGAGAGGAACACATCCGCTTCCAGTTCTGCCTCTTCCGGGGTCATGGCGTAGGAGTACCAATACGCACCGATAGGCAGACCGACAGCCTTTGCGTCTGCGTAGTTCTGCTCAAACTTCTCATCCTTCTGCTTTTCAAGTCTGCCGTAGCCCGCACGCAGAATTGCGAAATCAATGCCGTCAGCTTTGACCTTACCCCAGTCGATGTCGCCGTTGTGTACACTTACATCAATACCCTTCATATCCTCACCCCCGAAATACTTGTAAAAATCATCAGTCACCGTGCTGTTGCCGTGGACTTCATCGCCGTACCATTTCCCATTGGGACGCACATCGACGTGTGTATACTGATATGCAGCAGTGATATTGGCGATACCCGTGAACCCGATATCCTGAGCTTTGCAGCAGACCACCTTAGATGAAATCGGCTGTCCGTCCTGACCATAGCAGCAGATGTCCGCTGCATTGCCGAGTGTATGCTGTCCGGTACCGCTGCCCTTCACAGCCTTATCGTGAGCGGAACATCTGAAGCCGGATGTTACGATGATCTTGGAGCAGTTGAGGGCGTCATAGAGCTGTTCGAGCTTCTGAACGAGGGTATCGTTTACCTCAAACTCATGCTCCTTGCCGCACTTACAGCGGAATTCTGTAGAATTGAAATGGGGCGTGATCTGCACGGAAACGGAATACTGATATTTCATTTTTTATCATCCTCCATCTTATCGATCATTTCCTGAATATCATCGTCAATGTGCTGCGCTCTCTTCTGAAGCACCTCAATAGCCTTCTTGATAGCAGGCGGATACGGGATGCCCATAAGACTGGTGTTTTCAATAATGGAAAGCAACTCATTGACACAGAAGCCGATGCAGGTCGCATCACGGATATATGTGGTACCGATCATGATATCCATGCGGACAGCCACAACGACCATGAGCAGAATGCAGAACTTCTTCGCAAGCCCGACCCAGCCTGCCTTGGAGCTGAGTCTGCCGGTCTTGCTGTGTTTGCTTCTGCCCATAGATGCGGCGATCAGTCCGGTTGTAAAGTCGATAGCCATGAACAGCACAAGCGTGATCAAAGCTGAATCCCACCCGCCGAGCAATGCCGCAAAAAAGCCGCCGATGACTCCGGCGGCAGTACAGATATTTTCTTTCATTCAATCATCCTTCCTCATATTGTAACGTCAACAATTTTCACAGAACGGATCATCGGACTGGTGTTGTCCGTCACAGCCTTCCACGCAAGGTAATACTCTCCGTCATTTATGCCGCTGCATTCGTGCAGGACATTGATATAATTGCTCACAGTACCGAGCCAGCCGAAGGGAATCGAGATAGCAGTGTTATTCTGGATAGCTTCATAGATATAACGAGCGGTATCTGCCTCGGACATCTGCTCATTGCTTTTCGGAACGAGCCACATCTCACCGATATCCGTTGCACCGGACTTATAACTCAGCATGATCTTACGATTGTTGCTGATGTGAACCGGCTCGACACACATGGTATAAATGACAGCACCCCAGTTGAAGTCCGGCTGATTGTAGTAGATCGCATAGCCGTTCTCCTCACAGCAAAAATGCTCATAGGATTCAGTGAAACCTGCAAGGCTGCGATATCCGTCATTATAGAAGGTGTACACCTTCTCGCCATAATCATGCAGAGCATCGATGGAAGCCCTGAACAGCGTGATATCCGGTTTTGTCTGCGGAATCTGCAGGACTTTCGGAACAAGGGTATTCAGCTTTTCTGTTTCCGAAGCCTGCACACCCATTGTCACAAGGTTGCGAGCTAAAGCATCTCTCTGCTCATCGAGAGCCGTCAAATAGTTTCCGATACTCATTCACTCACCTCCACAATATCAGCCAGTGCAGTCTCTACTCCGGAGAGGGCTTCCTCCAATGCGACCAGACGGGTATTGATCTCCGTGATTGATGTCTTTGCGCCCTGCATATCATAGAGGATCTCCGTCTTGAAACGCTCGAACACGCCCTCATTGACCCCCACACGCTCAGTCAGATTCATAGCCGTTGTATACGCATCATTCCATCGTGTAACGTGGGATTCTGTGATACTGTTCAGCGTTGTGAGGTTGTGATGCCAGTGCGCCTGCCCGACTACTGTTCCGATGGACGCAATATCGTCGAGCATTTCCTGCGTAATATTATCCAGAACCGCCTTGTTGGAATGAGAGTGCGCCTGTGCGGAAACCTCGCTCAATCCGGTAGACAGTCCATGCAGAGCGTCTGCTGTCTGTGCATGGAAAGCGGCTTCATCTCGCATATACTGTTCTGTGATGGTGTCCAGCACATCCTTATTGTTGTGGGTATGCGCCGCAGAGCTAATAGGAAGCAGAGCCTCACGAATATCGTGGATATCATAGTTGGTTGCATCCTCAAATTGCTGTAACCCCTGCAGGTCAGCAAGGAGCGCCGCTGTCAAAGCATTCAGCACATCGAGGTTCGCATGGCTGTGCGTACTCGGTCTGAGGTTCTCCACCGCTTCATTAAGCGTCTGAATCTCATAGGTGGTGCTGTCCTCAAACTGCTGCAAGCCTTCAAGCTCCTGCATCAGCTCCGGTGTCAGGCGGTCGAGCGTTTCCTTATTGGAATGGCTGTGCGCCTCCTCCGCTACAGGCTGAATCACGGTCTCCACAATGGTCTGCACTTCCGTCGTCTTCGGATACTCCGACATATCCGGCGTAATACCGTCTTTGCCGTGTAATGATTCCAGCCATTCCTCTTCCGTGCCAACATAGCCGTACTCCACAGCAATCTCATAGGCAGATTTGCCGTCAAGACCGTGCTCAGCATCCTCAATACGCTTCAGAAGCTGTGTATACAGATCTGGTGTCGGCGGGATTGGCGGATCATCACCCTCAAAGCCGGATTCTCGAATATTCAGCGTCACAGGTACCGTTGTCGCTCTCACAGTTGTATCGCTTTCCGTATCGTAACCGAACACAGCCATTTTCGCCGCACCTGCGTGAAGCTCCGCAGGCAGATACAATGTCGTTCCCTCTGTGCCGAGAACAACGGAATACACCTCATCGCACTGTGAGAACTGCACGACTTTGTGAAAATGCTTCCAGTCACCGTCAAATGTGAATTTGAACTGCACATACTGGATCTGGTGGTCAGCGAGAATTTCACGCTCCACGATCTCAATGCTCTGATTCTTTACAAGGAATTTCCACATTATTCTTCACCAACTCTCCATTCATGGTTCTCGTCATCCCATTCCATAAATCCGTCAAGACACTGGATACGGGTCAGACCGGATACAGCAAGTCCGGAGCCGCCTTTACCGTCCCAGCTCGTGCCTTTCGGAATTGCCTGCCACTGCGCCAGACTGCCTTCATAAGTGATCGTTTGCAGTGATGTGCAGTAATTGAAGCAATGCTCCTTGATTTCTGTAACCGTATTTGCGATTGTGAATTCGCTCAAAGACGTACAGCTCACAAACATATACGCTCCGATCACAGAGCCCTCGTATCTAACAGATACCAGCCGTGTACAATCTCTGCACACATAGCTGCCGACTGAAGAAACATTATGCGGAATCGTCAGCGAGAGCAATGCAGCACCCCAGAAAGCACCACCGCCGATTGTTGTAACGGCATCGGGAATTGTAATGCTGTTCAGCTTTCCGGCTGCGCTCGGATATTCATCCGCAGGCATAAAGGCACCGCTGCCGATGTATGTGAGCGTTGACGGAAGCGAAGCGGATTCAAGATTCATACAGCGCAAAAATGCATCGTATCCGACAGAAGTGATTCCCTCAGATACCACAACTTTCTTAACTGCGTCATTCCTGTAGAACGGCGAACGGTCGGAGCTATCGTACTCGTACATGGGGCCGGTTCCTTTCAGCAGCACCTTACCGTTAGAATACAGCACATAGTATACATTATCGCCGCACTGTCCGGCTAAGATCACATCACCAATATCTTCAACCTCTGCTGTCAGTTCTTCCACTTTGTTGGTAAGCTCCTCAATTGTCTGGTTGTTTTCCTGCACTTCAATAATAAGCTGTGCCATCTGTGACATCAGTTCCGTGACCTTGCATTTGCCGAGGATGCACTTGCAGTATCCGCAGACATTAGCGTCCTCACGGTAATCGTACCAGTCACGTTCTGAAAGCTCTGTCGCTCCGGGATTCAGACGCACTGCATACATAAACAGACGCTTCTGCGTATCGCTTGACGGAAATGTCGGCAGCCCCGGATTCTCCGCAGGCGTACCGGGGAAGATTTCAAGAGATACATTTCTCACAGATTCCGCAGTATCCAGCACAATGGAGATCGCCACATAGCGTGGCAAGGACTCATCCATATACTCTGACAGGTCAATGGTGTAGCGGGAATCATTAACGAAATAATGTCCATTGATCCACGCTTTTCCCGTTCCGAGAATTACTTTCAGACCTGTAGATGCCGCAGTCAGGCTGAACATCTGACCGTATGTGTCGAGGATGCCGTTGCAAATGATACTGCCGAGATACTCCGTGAAATTCTCTGCTGTATAGGTTCTGTCAAGACCTTTTGAATTGAAAAAACCGCATGAAAATGCCATATTATCATTCCTTTCTGAATGTCGGTGTTAGACTTCTGCCGTTCTGATCGAAAGCCTCAATCATCCCTATAAGCTGCACCTTCGGCTGTATCATTCCGAAACGCTTATGCTCCACGGTCACATAATCACCGACATAATAATCACGGTTGTAGACATACTGAGTGGAATCTGCCACTATCTCTGATTCTGAGGCAGTCTTTGGATCGACCAGCTTTTCTGAGCCTCTTGTTTTTAGCAGCTCAATATACTTCTCTTCGGGAATCGGTACTGTTTCACCCTCGACCTGCTCCTCCTCGGAAATATCCTTTGCATCCACATACAGCTCATAGCGAGATAAATATGCAGGCTCATCACCGACACAATATGTGGTGTGCTTGCGTTCAGAACCCTCACCGTGACCGTAGATGTAGGCGTAGTTGCGAGTAACAGCAGAATCGGAAGCATAGGAGAATGAGAGCAGATTGCTGTAAGCATCCGAAAAGATGATATGCGGCTCAGTATCCTGTGTCAGGCTGCGGTCAGTACCCTCCGAGAGATCAAGCATCATCTTGTATGTCTCACCAACGTCTTTTACAAGACGAATATTTGCTGTGCCGCCGATTTTTTCACAGATGGTATACACCCATTCCATCAGATTTGCATATGAAACCTGCAAAGTAGCAGTCTGCTCCCAGCAATCACCGGACACAGTTCCGAGGGAAAGACCCGGAATACGGCGATTGTCATTCTGAATCGCATTCAGCATCACTGCATTGCGGACGATATCACTGTAAGCGATATCCGCTGTGATAGAAAGTGTAGGATTGATAATACGGCGTTCAAGCAGACACATAAGGAATCTGCCTTTTACAGTCAAATAGTCGCCGTTCTCTGCATCAGTGTCAATTTGAACGGATTCAATGATGCCGAAATGCCGGTTGTCATCATCTCTGCCGACAATGCGTCCGGTCTGAAAGATAGCAAGATTCTCCGGATTGGCGGCGATATACACCTCAAAGCTGCCACACTGGTAGTATTCAATGTCCCACAGGAGCGAGGAAAAGCTATCGCACACTGCTTCCAGTGTGATCGTCAGATTGCTTTCATCTGCTTCCATGTTATACACTTCGATCTGCATATCACACCCCCAGATAAGCGTTTGTGTGAACGATAGTCACTCTCAGATTTTGCAGTCCAGTGCCGCGGAGATAGAAGCGGTTCTTGCCTTCTCGCAGCGTCAGCCATGTTGAGCCTGAAACAAGGCGGTTGATGATATTTGTCTTGACACCGCCTCTGTCAAGCGTGACCGTCTTATGACCTGTCTTTGTTGTGACGGTAATGATATCACCCGCAAGAATCTCACCGGTGATTTGCAAATATTCATCTGTATCCGCATTATACAGCGTAGGCGATCTCGCATCTTCGAGGGCTTCAATCACCAGTGTGAATCCAATCTCGTCACCGTCATTGATGATCTCCATGATGTTTTGTGTATTATATTTTCCCAGAACAAACGGCTCCGGGTTGCTCTCGGTCGGGAACGGAAATGTGAACGCGCCCGTGATCTGGCTGTAATACGCCATGACGGATTCCGTAGAATACCAGTAGATATCCGGACAGAGAATGGATATCTGTCCCGTGACAAGCTGCTCAAAATTGCTGACCTCACAAGTCTCGACATAGCCCTCGGTAAACACATCTATGCCTGCGGTTTTGTAGTAGACCTTAACATATCTACTCGGCTTCACAACCTTGTATAGCTGATGCCTTCGGGCTTCTACGCCCACGCCACGCATCTCGAAATGAATGACCACATTCCGCTTCTCAATGAAAGCGTTGTTCAGGTAGCTGCCGTCCATGCCAGCATAGCCAGAGGTGCTGATCGTTCCGGGTGGAGGCGACAAGCCCTCGATCTGAGAGGTCATATATTGGTTTGATGTAGCCGTCATGTCGATCTTGTCACCGGCTGCATTTTCTAATATAAGGCTGAAAAACATGATATCGCCTCCTTGCTTTTTCTATGGAAATGATGTATAATTAATTTCAGAAAGGTCGTGATACGATGTTCACACCAGAAGTAATAGAACAGCTTCAATACTATGTTTATCGTTTGATTGATCCCCGAACAGGACAAACATTTTATGTAGGAAAAGGCAAAGGAAACAGACTATATGCCCATATCAATGACGCATTGAAAAATTTTGATGGTCAATCCTACGAATATGGTGACGAGGATGAAATCTCCGAGAAAATAAAACAAATCAGAGAAATAAAAACTGCCGGACTCGAAGTAATTCATGTGATTCAGAGATACGGATTAACAGAAAAAGAAGCCTTTGAGGTTGAAGCAGCATTGATAGACTGCTATCCCGGATTAACGAACATTCAGGGTGGCTACTCCTCAGACCGTGGCGTTAACAGTGCGGAAGTATTACAGCGTGTTTTATCCTGCGAAGAATTTGAGGATCAACAGGATTTGAAATATTGCATTATTAAGATTAAAGATTACTGGCTTAATGAAAGAGGCAGTATTTATGAAACAGTTAGAAAGCACTGGAAGGTGAACTTGAGAAGGGTACAGAAAATTCCTTATGTCTTAGCAGCTCATAATGGTGTAATAGCAGAAGTATTTGAAGTAGACCATTGGTATCGATCAGAAGAAATGCCTGAAAGATGTATGTTTGATGGTAAAGTAGCAGTTGATGATATCAGATCACTTTTTCTGAATAAGAGATTGCCGAAACACTATACCAAAAAAGGCATGGCATCTCCGGTTCTATATCACGATTAAGGAGAAACGAATGGACAGATCATCAAAGATAGAACTGACCAATATGTGTCTGATTTACGATGACAACCGTGTCCTTGTGCAGGAAAAGCAGGGATTGAAAGAAAAGTATAAGGGTGGGCTTGTATTTCCCGGCGGTCATGTTGAACCGGATGAGTCGTTATTGGATTCAGTGATTCGTGAAATGAAAGAAGAAACGGGTCTGACAATTCACAACCCACAGCCCTGCGGCTTCAAGGATTGGATATTGGAAGATGGAACAAGATACATTGTCTTGCTGTATAAAACGGATCAATTTGAGGGAGACCTGAAAAGCTCTGAAGAAGGCAGAGTATTCTGGCTTGACAGAAGTGAGATTGACAATGCAAATCTGATCTGGAATATGCGTGAACTTATGCAGATTTTTGAAACCGACACTTTTAGCGAGTTTTTCTTCAAAATTCAAAACGGAACATATGAAGGAAAACTGTTAGGATAAGGGGCAGGCATAAGCCCACCCCATATTCTCACACATTCAACGCATTTCGCGTCTGACGATAGATTTCCAGCCGTGACAGTGATTTCGGACTATTATTGGTCTGATTCACTGTGCGGCTGTTGTCGTTATTGTAGTTGTTGACAACGGTCGTACCGCCTGCGCCCACCATTGCGCCGGTCAAACCGGACATATCCACATTGAAGTCGGAATTCATTGCAATGGTCATAGCATCTGCAACACCGGAAATTGCTTTCTCGACATACTTTTTGCTCTTGTTGATGCCGTTGGCAAGTCCTTTCATGAAGTCGGGCATCCAGCTTTCAAATTCTGTCAGAGGTCCCTTGTCGGGAACAGAGAAGTGCAGATAATCGCTGATCGCCCGTGCCACATCTGCAACCGTATTGATGAGATTGCCGAGCATATAGTTCAGACCGTTGATGAGATTCTGCATGAGGTCGCGTCCCCACGACCACGAGCTGTTGACCTTGTCCATGACCGCCTGATAGACTGCATTCATCGCTCCGGATACTGCGTCACGCACACCGCCGAGCCTGTCATTGATGCCATTTCTGATGTTGTCCCAGATCGACAGCACAGAGTCCTTTACCTGATTCATAGGATTCCGGACGATTTCCGGCATCGCATTCCAGATCGTCTGCACCACGGATTTGATAGCGTTCAGGGCTGTGTTTACCACATCCTTCGCAGCGTTCCACGTTGTAGAAATCACATTTTTGATGTCAAGCTGTCCGGTATTGATGAGCGTTTTCATCGCTGTCCAGACCGCAGTCACGATTTTTTTGATACCGTTCAGTGCAGTCTCAATAACAGTCGCCGCCGCTTTCCATGTGGTGGTGATGATTTTCCTGATATTGTCCAGCGCATTTTCAATCACAGACACAATGGCTTTCCAGCCGCTTGTGATCCCGTTTTTGATCTGAGACATAGTTATATCGATAGCCGAGTTTGCATTTGCCCAGACCGTTTTCACGGTTTCAAAGACCTGTTCCATGAAGCCCTGCACCGCAGTCACCACGTTGGACAGTGCATCACGGATTACGATGCTTATTTTTTCAGCCAGTCCGCCTGCAAAGTTGTTGACAGCATCGCCGACCACATTTGCATTGGCGTTGATACCGTCCGCAAGTCCCTGCATGAAGTCAGGCATCCAGCTCTCGAAATCCGCAAGAGGTCCCTCATCAGGTACAGAGAAGTGCAGGAAGGATTTGATCTTGTTCGCCACGCCTTTGACAGCATCAGCGACCTTGCCAATACAATTCTTGATGCCGCTGACGATGTTATTGATAATGTCTGCGCCCCACTGGAATGCCTGAGAGCCGAGGTTCTTGATGAAGTTGACTGCGGCATTGAAGCCGTTGACGATAGTGTCCTTGATTGCCGTGATCTTCTGCATCACGGCGTTTTTCACGCTGTCCCAGATATTCGATACAGTTGTTTTGATCGCATTCATTACTGTGCTGACTGTATTTTTAATGCCGTTCCAGATATTTGTAACTGTATTGCGGATAGTGCTGAGAACTGATGAAATAAAACTGGATATAGCATTCCACACCGCAGATACGACTGCATGAATCGCATTCAGCGTATTGGTGATGTGATTCTTAATGCTATCCCAGATAGAAGAGATCACCGACCAGATGGCGTTCAGAATACCGGATATGAAGCCGGAGATCGCATTCCATACGGTAGAGATCACATTGGAAATGGTATCCATTACCGTGCTGACAGTTGTAGAGATCGCATTCCAAATCGTCTCAAAAAAGGTCTTGATGCCCTCAAGAACGATCGTTACGACCGCCTTAATGGTCTCCCATGTTGTAGTGATCTTTTCGTGGATCCAGTCCATGACACGGCTGATAATAACGTGGATCGCTTCAAAAATCGTCTCAAACAGATATCTGAAAGCATCCAGCAGCGGCGAAATGAAGTCGTATATTGTCTGCCATACAGTTGTGATAACAGACCAGATTGCATTCAGAACAGTGGTGATTGCTGTATGAATGGCATTCCAAATGACAGTGATAACAGTTTTAATGAGGTTGATTTTCTCTGCGATGCTGTTGTAAATCGCCGTCCAGATACCGACAAAGAAGTTTTTGATACCCGTCCAGACAGATATGAAAAAGTTCTTGATTCCATTGACTATCCCTGTGATAAAGCTTTTTATCCCGTTCCAGATATTGACGAAAAAGGTCTTAATGCCGTTCCAGACATTTACCCAGAATTCCTTAACTTCACCGAGACTCGTGCCGAAGATATTACACAGTACATTCAGGTAGTTTTTCAGCGTATCTTTGAGGAAATTCCATACCGCTACAAAAATACCCTTTATACCGTTCCATACCTTATCCCAGTCTCCGGTAAAGATGCCGATAAACACATCAAGGAGATTCAGGATAATATCTGTCACAGCTTTGAAGATGTTAGCGATCTGCTGAAATGTTCCCTCAAAAATCGGTTTCAGGAATTTACAGAGTCCGTCCCATACAGCCTTGATGACCTCACCGATATTTTTGAAGTCAAAGCCGAGCGCATTGATACGGTCAACAATACCCTGACAGAAGCCTGAGAAAATGCTTTTGATCTGTTCCCAGATTGCGGTGATTTTGTTTCGGAAGTCTTCATTGGTACGCCATAAATGCACAAAAGCCGCTACCAGAGCAGCGATAACCGCAATGACAGCGACGACAGGTGCGGATATACCGCCGATAGCTGCGCCGAAGGATGAAAATGCTGCTTTCGCTCCTGCGATCATAGAAGGCAGGTTCGCTATAAGCTGCATCAGCTTGCCGATACCGACCATTGTTTTGCCGATAACAAGAAGCAGCGGTCCCAGTGCCGCTGCCACAAGTGCGATTTTCACGATGGTCTCCTTCGTTGCCGGAGACATCGCATTGAATTTATCAATAAGCGCCTGAATACGGGAAACAATTGACCTGATTGCCGGCATCAGGATCTCACCGAAGCTGATTGCAAGCTCCTGCAGCTGTGATTTCAGAATCGTGATCTGACCTGCGAGGTTGTCCTGCATGGTGTCTGCCATGCCTTTTGCAGATCCTTCACAGCCGTAAATGGCAGTAGAGAGCTTGTTGTAGTCCTCCTCGCTGGCATTGATGATTGCAAGCATACCTGCCATATTCTGTTTACCGAAGATAGCGGCTGCCGCTTGCATCTGCTCTGCCTGTGCAAGACCCTCTGTGGTCGTTGACAGTTCCGCAACGATATCATCGAAATCACGGGCGTTGCCCTCGGCGTCTGTCAGTTCCACATTGACCTTGCCCATTTTCTCACGAAGCATACCCATGATATCTCCGAGCGACCGCATATTGCCGTCTGCATCGGTCATGAGTGTATTTGCCCCGGCGATCTCTTTTGAGACACCTTCCTGTTCTTTGGCAAGTGCCTCTTGTGCTCGAGCAAGTTTTAGCTGTGCTTTTTCGTAGTTATTGCTTGCAAGCTGGGCCTGAGAGCTGCCCTCGCCGTACTTGCTGATCGCATCGTTTAGCTTGATTTGTGCATTATCCAGAGAGATCGTCGCATCCTCAACAGAGTGCTCTGCATTCTCGACCTTTTCAAAGTCGATTTTCTGAATGGTTTCAGTGCTGATAAAACCGAGCTGCTGCATTGCGGCAGCTTGCTGTTTTGTCGGCTTTGTGAGGTTTACAAGAGCGTTTTTCAGACTGTTACCAGCCTGCGAACCCTTGATACCGCTGTTCGCCATAAGGCCGAGTGCAATAGATAAGTCTTCCGCGCTCGCTCCCATAGAACCTGCAATCGGCGCAACATACTTGAACGATTCACCCATGAGAGACACATTGGTGTTGGCATTTGAAGATGCAGCCGCAAGGATATCTGCAAAGTGTGCAGAATCATCTGCGCTCATGCCGAGAGCCGTCAGAGCGTCCGTCACAATATCCGATGTGGTCGCCAAATCCTCACCGGAAGCGGCAGCAAGGTTCATGATACCCTCGACACCGTTCAGCATATCCTCGGTTTTCCATCCCGCCATAGCCATATAGTTCATGGCATCTGCGGCTTCCGAGGCACTGAATTTTGTCTGACTGCCCATCTCACGGGCTTTTGCACGGAGAGCCTCTAAGTCCTCGCCGGTCGCACCGGATACGGCAGAAACCTTGCTCATGGAAGCATCGAAATCAGCAGTCGTTTTGACCGCAGCAGTACCAAGTCCGAGGATAGGCACCGTCACATATTTTGTCAGGTTCGTACCGACTGTTGCAATTTTATCGCCTGCTTTTTCGAGAGATGCACCCGCTTCACCGAGTTTCACAAGTGCCGCCTGAGAATTCGCCGCTTCCTGCTGTAGATTTTGCAGTTCCTGTTCCGTTTCAACGATCTCACGCTGAAGGGAGTCATACTGCTCCGGGGAGATCGGATGCCCGAATTCCTCAGACACATCCTTTGCCTGCTGTTTCAGCCCGTTCAGTTCGTCAGTGGTCTGCTTGATCTCACTTTGCAGGGCATCGTACTTCTCCTGCGATATTTCACCCTTGGAAAGCTGCTCATCAGCGATCTTGCTCTGCTCTTTCAGTTCCTTGAGCTTGGTTTCCGTCTCACTGATTTTCTGCTTGATCGGGTCGTACTTTGCTTTCCAAGCATCGTAGTTGTCTTTGGTTTTAGCAGCCTGTTCGCTTGCTTTTTTCAGCGTTTCGAGTTTGTCACTGGTCGATGATACGGCATCGGCAAGCAACCGCTGTTTCTGCGCAAGAAGCTCCGTATTGGTCGGATCGAGTTTCAGCAGCTTTTCTACATCCTTGAGCTGCGTCTGCGTGTTTTTGATATTCTTCTCGACACCCTGCAGGGCTTTTTGCAGTTTGGTGGTATCACCGCCGATCTCAACGGTTATACCCTTGATTCTGCCTGACATGCGGATCACCTGCCTTTCAGTGGATATATATAAGCACCATCAGTGCTGTTATCGTTTTATCAGCCTAAATGTCTCTTTCAGGCTTTTGTGTTTCAGCTTCCTCGGCTCAAATCCGATTGCATCGTAAAAGATGTGCATGACAATGCCTGCACCGAGGATAGACAGCAGTGTTCCGATACCGACAGAGCCGCCGAGCAGCCAGCCAGTCAGAGTTACAGCCGACCACAGCAGCATCCCGATAATGCCGATTGGTATTTTCGGCAGCTTTTTCCCGATAACGATCATCAGACCGTCTTTCGGACCGCTGCCGAGTTCCGCTGACATATACACATAGATGCCGAGATCAATAATCAGAAAGCCGATTATCAGCAGAACGATTCCGAGCAGCGTACTATGGTTTTCGGGATACGGGGAAATGTCGATGAACAATTGCGTGAGTCGTCCGGTTATCAATGCATCGAGAATCATTGCAAAACCAATGCGTTCCTGGAACAGAAGCTGTATCAGAATTGCCGCGACAGATACCAGCACCATAGTGCTGCCGTAGTTCAGCGGTGTATACTGTGATATTCCCATGCAGAAGCAGTCCCACGGTGCCAGCCCTATATTCGCTGCAATGGTCAGATACACGCCGAAAGAGTATATAAACAGACCGAGCAACACCTGAAACAGTTTTTTCAGGAGTATCTTTATTTTGGACTCAAAATCGGTCGAATGCGGCCTGATCCGCTTTGATCGGGTAATCATAATCGTCATTATCCTTTTCAATGAACATTTCGTTGACCATCCCGATAGTGAGCAGATCAAGGTCGGAAAGACTCAGCCCGATCTGCACACATCGGAGAAGGAACAGCGGCGTTGTCATCTCGCGGTCAACTGGGCGAGATTTTTTTTTGACTCCGCCTGCGTCTCCAGATTCACGCCCCAGAGCTCAAAGAGCTGCGGCAGCACCTCGTAGATGGAGAAGGTGTTGAACTGCTCCAGCCACTCGTCGGGGCTGTCAGGAACGCCCTCCGGATTGGCGTGCTTTGCCATCGTCCAGGCGATATTCTCGAACACCTCAAGGCTCTCGATGCCGAGACCGGAATTCTCCTCATCGCTCTCGTCAACAGAATCCTTCAGCGCAGAGAAATCCTTGAAGATGTCCTTGCGGAACTTGGCACGGTAAAGGCGAGGCAGTGTTGCGCTCGCCTTAAAAGGAACCTCGATGCCGTCAACAGTAATTGTTTTTCTGATAGCCATATTATTTCCTCCGAATCAGTCAGTAGTAGTGGATGCGGCTGTGCTGCCGCCCTTAGTGGTACTTGTGGAACGTGTATTGGTGCTGTTGTTTGTAGTAGCCGCTGTCGGGATATAGACGGCACTGTACCAGTTGTTATAGGTGGTCTCGTCCGTGCTCTCACAGGTCTTGGACTTCACCATACCGCTCGGAAGCGCCGACGCCTTCAGCGACAGCGTCTCTGTCTTGACCTCTTTGCTCTCCTCAGTGGTCTGACCCTCAGTTGCAGGACGGGATGCAGAGCAGCAGTACAGCACATGACGGATGTGATTTTTGTCTCCGTCAAACTCAAAGAGCAGTGCAAACTGAGAGGTCTCTGCGTCATTGCGCTCCACAAGGACACCCTTGCTGTCGAGCTGTTCACCGAGGATATCGGTTGCGAAATCGGTGGTGATGAGAGCAATTTCGAGGTCGCCCTCATAGCCTGCGTTGTTGTTGATAACGTAATAAACGGTGTTGTCGGCGTAGAAGTTGTCGTTTTCGCCGTTTGCGTCAATGCTCAGCGAAACAGCACCGGGCAGACGCACAGGCGTTGCAAATGTCGGCACACCCTCGTCCGACCAAGCCGTGATCTTTGCCCAGTGAACCTTGTTCAGACCGAACTTGACCTTGTTTTTCTTCAGAGCCATATTCATACCTCCAATGTGTACAGGACCTCATAGAGCCGTTCGCTCTCGATCCATGTTTCGGATTTTGTATAATAAATGTTGTGCTGATGCAGCACTTCCTCCACACGCTCCTCCGTATCCGGAGATTTTTCATCGGTATAAAGCTCGATGTGCAGCCGCTTGAAGCTGACATACATCAGGTTATCCGCACCGAATGTATTTTCACCGGGAGACAGAAACAGCGTGAACGGAGGATCCGGGCTTTCACCCTCTGAGAAATGATGATACGCAAAGGGCAGCCCGATCTCCTGCATCATCTCGGAAATTTCCTCGTAGGTCACGATAACTCCTTTTTAATGAGCGTTTCGAGCATATCTGTGCCGTTTGCTTCAGCAGGAGCGATATGCGGGATAGCTGCTACACGTCCGCCGCCGCGCTTTGCATGACCGTGTTCAAGCAGATGTGCGATCTGATATCGGTCTTTGCTGTGGACGGTCATTTCCAGTGTGTGGCTGTTTTCCTTGGTTTTCTTAGCTGTCCAGCTTCGCTTGTAGCGGCCTGACTTCACAGGAGCGTTTGCAGAGATCTCATTTTTGACGGCGGTCGCTGTCTTTCTTACAGCTTTTTTCATAGCGGTATCTGCAAGATCAGCGTATTCCTCCAAGCCCTCCATGATCTCCGCAGCCATATCGTCAATAGATGTCATCCTTTGATCCCGCCCTTCGTGATTCGCAGATCAGCTTCATATAGTCCTGCGTCTGATAATTCGGCACAATGCCCTTGATGTCATAGTCAATACCTTCAAAGCGGATGCGGTATACGGTAGAAGCCATCTTTTTTGTCTGCGGAGTCTGACGGATAATGACCTCCAGCTTTTGTATCTCTCTGGTCACTCCGGTATTTGTTTCCTCAGCTGCACCGCCGACAGTATTTGATACAGTCACAGAAGCCCAGAGGGAGAACACCTCCTCCCACCTGGCTTTGTGATTTCCGATAGCATCTTTTTTGACATGGTTTTCGAGGACGGCGATTCGCTGATTCAGTTTCCCAATCTCCATCAGACCACGCCCTCTCTTTGTGCGAATAACAGCGCCCGCAAGGTAAGTGTCAGCGCATGATAGTCAGCAGTATTGCGGTTTTCATAGAGGTAAGAAACAGTATACAGCATAGCCTGCCGGGAGGTTTCCTCATTTTCCGCTAACTGCTTTTCATTCATGCGCCCCACATCCATCACGAGCCGCTGTGCCGTATCGATCAGAGTGAGGATGAGCTTGTCATCCTCACAGTGGTCAACGCGGAGG